ACACATTGCCATGACCCCGCTGGGCCCCGGGCAGGCCGTGACGCTCACCCACCCGAAGCACTCCGAGAAGAGCGGCGTGTCCGCCACACAGATGATTCAGGAATCCCACCTGGCGATTCATACCTGGCCGGAGGTCTCTGGAGCCCGTGTGCTGGTCGACTCCTGTAAGTCGTTCCCGATCTGCGATGCCCTGGAATTCGTCGCTGACCGGCTGCAGGCCGGTGTGGTCGAGGTACGTGAGCCGGTGGAGATCACCTCCATCAACTACGAGCCCGAAGGAGCTGCCGCATGAAACGAGTGGTCCTTGTGCTGCTGGTGCTTGTGTTCGCAGTTCCTGGCCTCGCCGTGGACATTCCGACCCCCGCCGGGTTTATGCCTTGGTTCAGTGTGGACTTGGAGTGGCTCGCGCCTGAAGTGGTTGTCCAGCCATCGACCGACACCTTGACCCCCGGCACCGCGGTCTCTGTGGTCGTCGTGGCGAGCAACCCCGCACAAGCCTCCGTGCCCTCGGATGCCAGTCCCGAGCAGTTGATTCTGCCTGTCGGAGTGAACCCGCCGATCCCAGGGTGGCCTGGAGCGACCCTGACGAAGTTGGCCGGGAGAATCCCTGGCGTAAAAGTTCCCAAGGGGACCGGCGCGCCGACCCGCTGCACCGTGTTCCGAAAGGATCGAGTGGTCTACGGGGCGTGTGGCAAGCCCGGCGTCCCGGGGCTGGTACCGTAACGGCACAGAGGGGTTCAGATGGACGCGCAGAACGAATTAACCATTGGCGGATTCGGAGTTTCAGTAATTCTGTACGTTGCTCTCGGTCTGATTTACAAAGCCGCAGCCGACAAGGTACAGGACCGATTCAAGGCGCTCATCGCCGTGCTGCTTGGTATTGGCCTCGGCTTGGTAGGCCTTGCCTATATCGGGGACACATGGACCGCCAAGAACGTCATCGACTATCTGCTGCGCGGATTTATGGCCGGCGCTGGTTCAGTCGGCCTTTACGAACTGCAACGAACAGCCATTAACCCAAGGGGATGAAAGTGAGGTGTGTCATGCAACAAAGGAAATTCGCATTTCGGAAACTTGCTGTCTTGACGGCACTGCTCGCCGTGTTGGTCTCAATCCCTGTGACCGGGTGCAAGGGGCTGACCGAAAACAGCTACAAGAGCCTGTCGATCACCGGGGACGTGGGGACCGAGGCGATGAGGATTGTCGCCAAGCTCTACAAAGAGGGCTACGTGAGCAGGGACGAATACGCCTCGGCGCGCGACGTTTACACGAAGTACAAAGTTTCCTATGACGCGGCCGTTGAGGCCCTGGCCATGTACAAGACGGTTGAAGACGCCGGCTCGGAGGCGACACTCGTCACGGCCTTTGAGGAACTGTCCCGGCTGGCCGCGAAACTATCGTCCATGCTGGCTGAGTTTCAAGCCAGAAAGGGGAGGCAGCTCACATGAACAAGGAAGTCCTTTTTGCAAGCCTGATCCTGGATATCCTGGCTTCCCATGCTTTTCCCCTGGCAGTCAAGATCATCAACACCCTGACCGCCGGAGATGACGTCACGCTGGAGAAAATTCTTGACCTGAAAAAGAAGGTGCCCGACATCGCTGAGCTTGAGGCGGAGTTGGGTATCGTCTGGGAAGAGAAATAAACGGGTAGGCGGGTTGAGGGTGTAGCGACGTGAGCAGGCCCCACAACGGATCAGGGAACAAGGAGCACATTCTCAGACGCCGCGAGATCGTCAGCCGTCTCAGGGTGCGCGGGCTTACCGTCCGCGAGATCGCGTTGAAGCTCGTCGATGAGGATAGGGAGCTGGTCGATCCGCGTACAGGCAAGCCATACGGCCGGATGACGGTCCTGCGGGATCTGAAAGCCCTCGCCGCAGAGTGGCACGAGGCCGCGGCTGCCTCGATCGCTGAACACAAGGCGCGGGTGCTCGCGGAGATCGCGGAGCTGAAGCGCCAGGGATGGGCGAAGAGCGACTTCGACCTGGTGCGGCACTCCCTCGCCCGGGAATGTGCGGTCCTGGGCCTGGATGCCCCGGCGAAGATCGCGGGGCACGACGGCGGGCCGCTCGTGCCGACGCGCGTGGAGGTTACCTTCGTGGAGCCAGGACAGCCGCCCACGGTCCCCAAGCAGCAGGCCGAGGAGAAGCATGAGCAGGGCTGAGTTCCCCGCGAAGTTCCGGGTTCTCTTCGATCCGGCCAGGTACAAGGTCTTCCACGGGGGCCGCGGGGGCGCCAAGAGCTGGGCTTTCGCCCGCGCGCTGCTCATCAAAGGGGCCGAACGAAAACTCCGCGTCCTCTGTGTCCGCGAGCTTCAGACCTCGATCCGGGAATCAGTACACCAGCTCCTCTCGAACCAGATCACGCTCCTCGGCCTCGACAGGCACTACTCCGTGCAGCAGTCCACGATCCTCGGGACAAACGGGGCCGAGTTCATCTTTTCCGGGGTCCGGAACAACACGGACAAGATCAAGTCCTACGAGGATATCGACATTTGCTGGGTCGAAGAGGCCCAGAAGTTGAGCGAGGATTCCTGGACAATCCTCATCCCCACGATCCGGAAGGAAGGATCCGAAATCTGGGCATCCTTCAACCCGGACCTGCCCACCGATCCCACCTACGTGAGATTCATCACCAACCCGCCGCCTGACGCGGTGGTTGTCGAGGTCAACTGGCGCGACAACCCTTGGTTTTCCGAGGTACTGCGCCGCGAAAAGGACTACCTGGCCCGGGTAGACAAGGACGCCTACGACTGGGTGTGGGAAGGACTACTGCGCAAGCGGTCAAAGGGACAGGTCCTGTCCGGCAAGTGCACGATGGAGTACTTCGAGCCAGGCAAGGACTGGGACGGCCCGTATCAGGGAATCGACTGGGGGTTTGCCAACGACCCCTCCGTGTTCGTTCGGCTCTGGATTCACAACCGCAGGCTTTACGTCCACCGCGAGGCCTACGGGGTGGGCGTGGAGCTGGACGACCTCCCGGAACTCTTCGACCGCGTGACGGACGCCAAGAAGTACGTCTCCCGCGCCGACAACTCCAGGCCCGAGACCATCAGCCACGTGAAGCGCAAGGGCTACCCGAGGGTCGAGGCCGCGGAGAAGTGGCCCGGGAGCGTTGAGGACGGGATTGCCTTCCTCCGGAGTTTCGAGGCGATCGTGATCCACCCGGACTGCCGCCACACGGAAGAGGAGTCCCGCCTTTACTCGTACAAGGTCGACCGGCTCACCGGGGACGTGCTTCCGGAGATCGTGGACAGACATAACCACTGCATCGATGCCATCCGCTACGCCCTCGAGCCCATGATTAAGCAGGCCGGGGTGCCCGGGATCTTCTTTGTGGGAGCCGAGAGCGCGCCGGCCCAGGGGGATCCCGAGGCTGGTGGAGAGATCCGTCCGCAACTGACCGCCTTCGAGCGTGGAGATGACCTGGGATGAGTGATCGCGACACCAAGGCCGCCAGGCTGCCGCTCGCCGACCGGGTCGCCCGCAGGTTCGGGTACTCGCGGACCTCCGACCTCTCCGCCCTGGTGTCGAGTGTGCTCACCAGCCAGGCCACCGGCGTGGTTCAGGAGAAGAGCTATTCCGCCCTGGTCGACTGCTACAAGTCCTGGGTCTACACCTCGATCGACAAGATCGCCAAGACCGTGGCCATGTTGCCGCTGAAGCTCTACGTCTACCGGCGGGACGGGCAGAAGATACTCGACCCCAGGTGGATCCGGACCGAGGAAAAGAACCTGCCTTCGGTCGGGGAGAGGAAATATTACCTCAAGCAGATGGGGGTCGAAAAACAGGAGGTGCTCTCCCACCCCTTCCTCGACCTCATACACCGACCGAACGGGATCATGACTCGGTTCCTGCTCTGGTACGAGACCATGATCCGCCTGGAACTGGCGGGTCTCTGTGGCTGGTATATGCCCAAGAACGGCCTGGGGATCCCGGGGGAGATCTGGCCGCTTCCGCTCTCCAAGACCGCCGAGTTCAGGCCGATCGTCGAACCCACGATGGAAATCTCTGGCTGGTACTACCAGGACGGGAACGTGAACAAGACCCTCCCGCCGGACGAGGTGCTCCTGCACAAGTACCCGTCCCCCGTCTCTCCGTACCACGGCATGAGCCCCCTGATGGCCCAGACCTACCCCTACGACCTGGACCTTTTCTTCATGCAGCAGCAGACCGCGTTCTACCAGAACAAGGGGGTGCCGGGCCTGCACCTGCACACGGACCAGAATTTAGGCAAGCAGCAGGTGGATGAGATCAGGCAGCAGCTCATGGCCGAGTTTGGGGCCACCATCCGTTCCGGCCGGCCGCTCGTCACCCACTCCGGGCTCAAGGCGGACAAGACCGGGTTCAGTCCACGGGAAAACATGATCGACAAGGTGGCGAAGTATGCCCGGGAGAAGCTGATCACCGCCTACGACCTTTCCGAGGGGAAGCTCGGGCTCGTCTCCGACGTGAACCGGGCGAACATCGAAGCCCTGGACGTGAGCTTCGTCCGGGAGTGTCTGAAGCCCAAGTGCATGATGATCGAGGAGACGATCGAGACGTTCCTCCTCCCCCGGTACGACCTGGGGCTCACCTGTGATTACGACCTCCCGGACACGGGGGACAAGGAGTTTGCGCTCAAAGAACGGGAACTCAACCTCAGGAACCTCGTGACTGTGGTCAACGAGGAGCGCGGGAAGATGGGGTTGAAGCCGGTGTCCTGGGGGGATTTGCCCTGGATGCAGCTCTCCATGATCCAGTTGGGGAGCGAGCCGGAGGGGCCGCCGGCGAAGGGGTTGCTCGAGGTGGACGGGGAAGGGGACGAGTCCGACCCTGCGTTCCTCGCCCACGACCTGGACGAGTACGAGGCCAAAGGGGGCATCGAGGACTTTTCGGACGGAAAAAAAAACGGCTCTGGCAGGCGTTTGTGGCCAGGTCACAGAGTTGGGAGCGCCTACTGACCGAGCGCATGCGTGGTAATTTCCGGCAGCAGGGCAAAGCGGTGATCCAGAGACTCGAAAAGATCGGACCGAGGGCAGAAGCCCAATATCGCGGCTGGTCCAGAAAGGCCGTGGAGCTGCACCTGTCCCGGAAGGAAGCGGCCCCGGAGACGATCGCCGGGTCCTTGCAGGCAGACGCGGAGCGCCTGCGGATCCTCTTCCGCCCGGCCGTGGCCAAGCTGCTCGAGGAGGGCGGTCAGAAGACGTTAACCGGGCTCGGGGTCCCCGCAACCTTCAACGTGAACGAGCCGAAGGTCCTGGCATGGCTCGGGGACCGAATGGACATGTTTTCCCAGGAGGTAGCCGGGACCACGTTTGAGACAGTCAAGGCCGTCCTGCGGGAAGGTTTCGCCGCGGGCAAGCCGCTGGCCACGATCGCGGACACGCTCCGGGAGAAGTTTTCGGGGTTCGAATCCTACCGGGCGCCGCTCATCGCCAGAACCGAGACCATGGCCGGGCTCAATCGGGCCGACCTCCTGGCGGTCGAACAGGCCGGGATCGAGGACCAGGTGGTCAAGAGCTGGCTCTCGGCCCGGGACTCGCACGTGCGCCCGTCCCACCAGGCGGCGGAGAAGACCTACGCCAAGGGTATCCCGATGGACCGTGATTTCAAGGTGGGTGCGGACAGCATGCCTGCGCCGGCCAACGGGAGCGTGCCCGAGGAGAACATCCAGTGCCGGTGCGGAATGGTCATCACCAAGAAGGAAGGGGCGCCGCGAACGAGAAAGCCGCCTGCTGCGCCCCTGCCGTCCGGATCCACGCCTGGTCCTATTCCCCAGACCACCGGGCCGACAGCAAAGCCAGCGAAGCCAGCCGGGAAGCCTGAGGCCAGCAAGGTGAGCGCCGCCATTGACGTCACGGCCCAGAACCAGGCCGTGGCTGTGGCCGCCCGGAAGGCGCTCGGGCTCATCGACCAGGTGCACGGAGACGGCCCGCTCCCAAAGATCCCCCTGGGGTCCAACACGTCCCTGAGCTATCACGGGGCCTACCGCACGGTGGCCGGCCAGGCCGCGGACATCCGCGTGAGCACCCAGTCCGCCGAAAAGAAGCTCACCACCGCCCATGAGATCGGACACTTCATCGACCACCAGGGGATCGGGACCGCTGGGACCTGGTCGTCTGCAACCGACCCCGTGTTCAAGGAGTGGCGGGACGCGGTCGAGGCCTCCGACGCCTGGAGCCAGCTCAAGGCCCTTTCCAGCAAGACCTCCGTCGCTATCCGGACCCAGCTCGGGACGGACGTTTCCTACGGCGTCTCCAGACGGCACACGAGCTATCTCCTGGAGGCCAAGGAGGCCTTCGCCCGGTCCTACTCACAGTGGATCGCCCAGAAGACCAGGGACGCGGACATGCTCGCCGACGTGGCCCGCCGTGTGGCGGATCCCGTCTACAGCGGCCAGCACTGGAAGGCCGCGGACTTCAAGCCCATTTCCAAGGCCCTGGACAACCTCTTCACCGGCCTGGGGTGGCTC